TGGAAAAAGAGGTGGGCGAGCGAGTTATTTTTACAACTTACAACAACCTTGACAGGGGCGGGCAGCTTCTTGAGCATGAAAACCTCAGCGAGAAGAATATGTCCGCTTCACAAAAAGGTATCACGGTTACTGAGTTCGGTAACGCTGTCGGCGTGAGAGAGAAACTGATTCAACTCAGTTACGACGATGCGTTGAAAGAAGCCGCGTTGCTGCTAGGACGCGATTACGCGGTAGTCAACGACATGATGTGTCGTGACGCACTGTATCAGGACACAAACATATATTATTGCGGTGGTCGCGCTACAAGGGCGCTTATGCAAGGCGCTGTGGATTACATGGACATCGAGAGTGTCCGTATCGCCGTCGAGCTTTTGCAGACAAACAATGCGCCGAAATACATGAGCGATTATTATGCGTGTTTCTGCGCTCCACATCAGGTTGCGTACATCAAGCGCGACCCCGATTGGATTGCCGCGAATAACTACGCGAACACTCGCGCCCTGTTTACCGGCGAACTCGGAAGATGGGAAGATGTTATTTTTATCGGTACGACAATGGCTCCGAACGGTGCAGCTGCCACATCAGACCCAGGCTACGAAGCTGCATTGAAAGATGCCGCGACAGCCGGTATTGCTAATGCGGATGTTTATCGTGCAGTTATTTGCGGCGAAAACGCATTCGGCAGAGCCTCGGCATTGCCGGTAGAAATGCGTGATAACGGTGTGCAGGATTACGGTCGTAAGCACGGTCTCGCATGGTATGCAATCATGGGCGCGAAACTGCTCGAAGAGAACAACGCGGTTATTATTGAGAGTGTGTAAAGTCGAATGCTCGACACATTTTTGATACATTCTTTTAGAGGGAGAATTTGAAATGGCAAAAAAGAATACATTTGGCGACAAAAAATACGCCAAGAAGACAGCTAAAGAGGCTAAAAAAGTTAAAGCGGTTGTCCCTGTTTTAGCAACAGAGGAACCGAAAAAAGCTGAGGAGCCTATGCCGGAAGAACCTACGAAGGTCGAGGAGCCAGAAGCTCCGGCAGAAGCTGAAAAGATGGAAGAGCCAGAATTGCCGAAAGAGCTTACAAAGGTTGAAGAACCCGAATTGCCGAAGGAACTTGAGAAGGCGGAAGAACCGACAAAAGCACCAGAGGAGGCTAAAAGGGTTGAAGAACCGAAAGAGCCGGCTGTTGTAAATGGTTCACCGTTGATACCTGTCCCGGAAGCGCCTGTATTTGTGGAAGCGACAAAATCCGAAGAGCCGGAAACCGCTTTTACGATGCCTGTAAAGAAAGAACCTGTGAAGGTTATTCCTGTGGCGAAACCGGCAGGTAACAAGTGGGTGAAAGTCTTTTGTCTTGTCACTGTCAGACGGTACATCGGAGGTGTCAACTACAACTTGACAAAGGGCAAAGAAACTCAAGTACCCCCAGAGGTTGCGGCGATATTCCGAAAAGCTGGCAAAGTCAGATAGTTTTGATTCCTGTGACGAGGGCGTGAAAGTTATTGTCCCACGATGACGAGTAGCGCCCCCGGAGCATTAGAGGGAAAAATGAATGGCAGAGCAGGACACTATTATAAGGAAAATACGCCTTCGCGTAAAAGACCCTAATCCGCCGCCCGATGGCGGAGACCCGAAGTACGATAATCAATATTACATTGATGCCATTGATTTTGGATTACAAAAATTAAGTCACGATTTTAGCTCCGCAGTATTATGGGACATTTCAACTTTGCCAGACGGCAAGGCGTTTCTACTTATAAAATTAGCTACAATTGAAATGTGCTATGTTCGTGGTTCGGAATCTACTGACCCGACGGAAGAATCGGTATTAGTAGATGAAGTCAAGTCGATTGATGTCCCTAACCTAAAAATTGCGTATAAAGATGGAAAAGACGAAAAGGTTTTTCAAGGCCCCGCGTACTGGACGAAATTAGCGGCATCATTACAATCAGAGTATGATGGGGAGTTACCGGACATTACGCCTATTGATGACGGTGCGATAATAGTTTCCTCACAAATAATGAGGACATCATTACGCACAGGAAAATTAGGCCCGTATCCTTTTGTTAAACGCATGATAATGGGAATAACATCTGTTGCGTATGACGATGTAAGTACCCTAACTGTTGTATGGGAGCCTATATATAGTGAACACTTAAATCACTATGAAATTTGGATTAAAAAAACAGGCGTGGCTAATTCAGATGTACTACTGACATCCATTTATGACAATCACGATTACGAAATTGATATAGACAAAGTATTAGCAGTCGGAGAGTGGAAAGTGTATATGTTTGCAGTGGACAACCACGACTTAAAAGGGAAAAGTTCTGAACTACTTATTACGGTGAGTTGATGTCTGGTTTAGAAGCAAAAATACAAACTCAAGTAGATAACTTGTTGAGTGTAGTTCAATTCGGGGAAGCCGTTAAAGTATATAAATTCCAAAGCGCAGCGGATAATTATCCTTATGGCAGAGGCGGGGCTATTGTTTACAGTACTGCCTTAGATGTAACAGGGCGAATTATAACAGAGCCGACAGAAGAGTTATTAACCTTGATAGGCGATGGGTTAAAATGGGATGTTGCGCTGTTGTTTTCAAGGTTAGAGCTTGTGAGAAAATTCTCGGCAGCCGACGAAAATGAATGGTTGTCGGTTGATGATGAATTTGAACATGGTGGAATGCGATACGCATGTATTAAAATGTTTCCGACAGGTCGAGTGCATACGCAACATTCGTTGATAGTAGTAGTATGCAAATCGAAAGAGGGGGCAGATGTAAAATAGTGGGTGTGAAATTCACAGGGGATTGGAAAGGCGTAAACAGATTTTTAGGGTCTGCAAAGAGCGGCAAGTTTACAAAAATGATGAAGAAGGAATTAGATGAGCTTGCAGAACATATACGAACTGAGGCTGTGTCAACTATCATATTACAGAGCGGGAAATGGGAGCCTTTGAAAGACAGTACTGTTGCAAGAAAGGGCGGGAATACTATGATATTTTTTGATACTGGGAAATATGTTAAAGCCATACATAAAAAGTTGTCTGTGCAGTCCACATTTGAAATGAAAGCTATAATTGGCCCGAAAGATAAGAAGGTTCCGGGCAAACAATTTAATTATACAGAGTTAGCAAGCATGTTAGAATTTGGAACTCCGAAAATGGTTGCGAGGCCGCTGTGGACACCGCTATTCCAGAATATGAAACAGTGGCCGATATATAAAGATTTTTGTAAAAAATGGTCGAGAAAAATTTCGGGAGTGTGGAATGGGAGGTAACGAAATAACCATGACCATTGAAGATGTGGATACAGCGATGTATGTACATTTTAGTGGTATAATATTAGATGGAGCGCCTGTTCCTGTTTTTGTTTATCCGCCAGAGCAGAAAAAAACATCCGGTAAAATATACCCGTCAATTGAAATTTCACCGATAATTATTTTAGTTGACGATACTCGACAGGACACAGAGGAAAAAGAAGAGGATAGTTACGACGGTACAAAAACGCCGCCCGAAAGGTTAATGCGAAAGCGCGATGCGTATAACATTACTTATATGTTACACGCTTGGAGCAAAGGGAAGCCTAGCAAAGCTGCCGCATTGACAACCGCAGTTCTTAAAAAATTAGGCGCAGGAAACGGGGTTGTAACAGTCACAAATAAAGAAGTGCCCCCCGAAAGCGGGGCTGTTTGGATGTTTACCAGAGGTCAAAATTTTTTAGACGCGGACGATGACGGGGAGTTTATTTTTCATAGAGTTTGGACATTGGAAGTGGAAGCTACATTGACAGATGTAGATACAGGTGCTATGAAAGTTGTAGAGACGGTTAAATGGAAGTTTAAGCAAACGGATGTAGTAAATGGTGGTGATAGAACCACTGTTGTAGATAAGGATGGAAACGAAAGTGTTGAACCATATAACTAAAATCGCCGAGCAAGAGATATAGCTTTGACCCACTAGAAGTTAAGAGCGTTTTAAGGAGAAACTAAGATGGCTAATTACGACAGACCCGATGTGTATGTAGAGGAAACAAAAGATGCGGACGCTCCGATAGAAGGAGTGAGCACTTCGATTGGTAACATTCAAGGTATCGCGGAGTGGGGGCCGTTGAACAAGCCTACAAAGGTGTATAACCCTGCCGGATTTCAAAAGTTATTCGGCGGATACAGGACGGATGCCCAGTTAGCGTACAATGTGGACGGGTTTTTTCGACAGGCCGGCGAAGGTGCTGTGTATGTCAATCGCATTGCGCATTACAATAACATTGATGACCCGGACACTGTAGCCGCGACAAGAGCGAGTAAAGTTGCTAAGACACTCGCAAGCGGCGCTACGGCAGGGTATGTTGACACGGTACCGACGACATTTCCGATGGATTTGAAAAACGCGGATGATTTGATAGTGGATGTGGATGGTGACCCACCTGACACGGCTACCGTTGCAGTCACAGCAGCAGTTAGCACAGGTGTTGCCGGAACTTGGCCGACATTATTTGCCGGTGCGGAAACACTGCTATTGGAAATGAATAGCGGCGAAGAACAGACAGTAACATTTGCAGTAGGCGACCAAACAGTTGACCAAGTGTGCGCAAAAATAAACGCTCTGTTGAAGTATGGTTCTGCTGCACCGAACGGAGCGGAAGTGGAGATAACTTCTGATATTAAGGGGAACAACTCAAGAATAAATATTACTGGAGGCACGGGGCTGGTTAAGCTGGGGTTATCCGGTGATACCGTTATAGCGGGAGAAGACTTTGACGACATAGACAAGGTGACTTTTGCAGAAGTTAAAGCATGGTGTGAAGCTGCATTCACGGGTGGAAGTGGTGTAACAGTCACAGAAGTAGCTGTAGGATTCCGTATTACGAGTAGTACGACAGGCATAGCATCGACGATAGCTGTTACAGGCGGTTCGTTACTCGCAGGATTCGGAGTGCCTGTTGCCGGCGCGGATGTCGGAGCGGCTGTAGATACTCTTAAATTCTGGGGCAAGTATTACGGCGAACGCGGTAATAACCTGACCTGCGAAGTTGTTTCAAATCCGTTACATCCGAGTGCAGGTGCGGGCAGTGATATAACGGATGATGTAGTTGCGGCAGATACTTATATCAAGGTTTCAACACCTTATGGTTTAAGTGTCGGCTCGATAATTAAAATTGTGGATACGAATACGCTGTTGTCAGAGTATAAAACAATTCTGAGAATTCAAACAAGCATTGAAAGTTCTCCGCCAGTCGCAGTGCATTATGTGTATTTTTCAACAGGTACAACAAATGCGTATGTTGCGGCGGATTCCACAGTGGCAACGAACGAGTTTGATGTTATAATTTACGAAGACGGTGTGGAGGTTGCGAGTGGCGGTAGATGGGAAGGTCTTGTAATGGATGACACTGCGGACAATTATGTCGAAACCATAATTAACGACAGCGATATAGGTTCAGAGCTTATCGAGGCTGTTGATTTGGACGCAGGTTTAACATCCCCGTGGGATGAAGTTCCGGAAGCAAAGGCATACGCTTTGGCGGGGGCTACGAACGAAGCCAGTCTCTTAAACAATGTTGACAAGGTCGGAAGCCAAACAGGAAAGACCGGGCGTTACGCCTTTGATATAGTGAGGGATGCCTCGATGATAGCCGTGGCGGATAGCGACGAGATTGTTAAACATGCGTTCACAGCGTATGCAGAAAACCGACTTGATTTATTTCATGTAGCGGCAGTGCCGGAAAATAAACCAGCAGCTTCCGCAATATCATGGCGAGAGGAATCCGGTTTTGGCAGTGGTTTTATGGCACTTTACGCTCCGTGGGTAGAAGTACTTGACCCGATAGGCGCAGGTAAAAGTCCCATGCTGAAAATTTCGCCGGTTGGCGATGTCATGGGATTGTATGCGCGTGTTGACGCCATACCGCCCCCCGAAGGCGGGGTGGCTTCCGCGCCAGCAGGAGAGAATGATTTCGGAAGACTGCGCGAAGTCTATGGGCTGGAATATGAGTTTGAACCGGGCGAGCAAGGTTCATTGAATGTGGCAGGGATTAACTGCATAATCAAGACCACGAACGGCATTCTGGTAAACGGGTGTCGGACATGTTCGAGCGATAAGAAATGGCGCTATGTCAATGTTCGTCGCGCTTTTATTTACATGGAGCAGTCCATCGCGCGAGGGACAAGGTGGGCAGTACATCGCAATAACGATTTCAGGCTTTGGGACAAGCTGCGGTCGAGAGTAGAGAGTTTCCTATCCGGTTTTTGGAAAGATGGCGGATTGTACGGTGACACAGAAGAAGATGCCTTCTCTGTTAAGGTTGGCATTGATGACGGTGTAATGACACTTGATGATAAGGATAACGGTCTTGTTATCGGAGAAGTCAGCGCGGCAAAACAAACGCCGGGCGAATTTATTATTTGGAGATTTTCCCAGAAAGAGGGGACACCGACGACAATTTCTGAATAAGAGTCACGCGAACTATTAAACTAATTTTTGGAGGACATTGACATGGCAACAAGAGACCCATACAGAAACTATAAATGGGAAATTGAGATTGACGGTTTTGCACGAGCTGGATTTTCGGAGTGTGAGGGGCTGGAGCGTGAAACTGAGGTTATCGAATATCGTGAAGCGGGCGAGAATGAAAGCCCCCACAAATTGCCGGGACAGACAACTTTCACGGAATTGACATTGTCACGCGGCATGTCGAATGACAGTGATTTCGTTGACTGGTGTTCCAAAATTTTCGATATTCAGAGTAAAGACGGTAATCAGGGTGACGACGACTTCCGAAAAGACATAAGTATTCATGTGAAAAACAAAGCCGGAAATCGTGTCAAAACATGGCGTATCGACAGAGTGTGGCCGTCAGGTTTGAAGTCTGAAAAACTAGACGCAAACGCAAACGATGTTTTGCTTGAAAGGCTTGTGCTACAGAATGAAGGTCAGAATTTGAAAAACAGGGCTTAGGCGTTGTTATAAGGTTTTGATTTTTTGATACAGTAACAGACATACTCGGAGGTATAAATTATGTCAGAGAAATTGTTAGAGGGAGAGGCCGAAAGCAACGAAGTAAACCCGATGGTAACACTGCCGATTGGAATACGGCATGGCGGGAATGTTTATCGAGAAGTTCTTATCGACGAGATGACAGGCAAGGACGAAGAGAACTTAGGCGATTCAAAAGTTGGGCCGGCAAAGTTTGTAACTACTTTATTGCAGCGCACCATTCAAGAAATTCCGGGGTTGTTAGACCCGAAAGAAAACAGAAATACATTGGTAAAAGAAAAGCTTGTTTCAGGGATGTACACTCCCGATAGAGACAAGCTTTTACTTTACATGCACATGATAACAACGGGCGAAACTACGATGGTTGTTGAGCATGTGTGTGACAGGTGCGGCACGATTGAAGCGCACGAGTTCGACCTTGAGGACTTAGACGAAATTACTTGGGATGACGATGACAAGGAACCTGCGATTGAATTTGATTTGCTTAAGGGCTACACGGACAAAGAAGGTATTACTCACAAAAGTATGGTTATGGTGGCGGCGACGGGAAAGGTGCATACTAAAATAGCAGGTGTGGCGCAGACAAACAGTGGCAAGGCTGCTACTGCGTTGATAGCAAATTGCACAAAGCGGCTGGGAGACCTTACGAACATTGACAGTGAAATCGTTGGTAATTTGAGTAAGGTGGACAGAGATTTAATTTCTGAGAAAGTTCTTGAATTGATGCCCGGCGTGAAAATGTTCAAAAGGCACACATGCCAGAAGTGTAGGGCAAAGCAAATTGTTGTGGTGGATGTAAACTCTTTTTTCGTCTCGACGCGACGATAAAGGAGGATATGCGAGAGGCGCTACTTGACCATATCGACGCGTTTGCAGATGAATACGGATGGACAAAGGAAGCAATATTATTGTTATCGTCAAAAGACAGAGGCGAATTAGTTGAAAGAATAAACAAAAGAAGAAAGCGGCAGGCGACAGCAGCAAAAGGAAGACGATAGCCCGAACAAACATAAAAGTTGTACGGGCTTTTTTTAAGGGTATGTAAATGGCATCTGGCGGCGAAAAAAAACTACTTGGTATTATGCTGGACATGGACAGTAAAGGAGTGGTGCGCGGCGCTTCTTTAGCTTCGAGTTCTTTAGACAATGTAAAAAGGCATGCGAAAGGGACGCAAGCTACTGTAAAAAAATCTATGTCTGGAATGGAAAATGCGGTAAAAGCGGCAGGTATAGGCATGGGTGTGGGGCTTGCCGGAACCTTATCTGGTGCGATATTAAAAGCTAAAATGTTTGACCCGATGATTAAACAGGCTGAAAGTTTTGAAACAGAATTTACAGGTTTAAAATTTGTTACAGGATTAAGAGAATCAGTTCCAGCAGAGCTTGCAGAGCTTGAAAAACTAAGAGCATTTGTTATCGAGGTGGGGAAAGTTACTGCGTTCAGTCCGCAAGAGGCTACAAAGGCGCTCTATGAACTTAAATCGGCGGGGCTTACGACTAATCAGGCAATGGAAGCATTGAAGCCTACACTCGATTTAGTGGCGTTATCAGCCGGAAAAATAGCGTTAGGGGAGGGTGCAACAGCCGTCGCAGTAGGGTTAAAAAAGTTTCAGAAAGAGGGATTAAAGGCGGTTGATTTAGTGAATATGTTTGCCAAATCTACTCAAGTGTCGAACTTTCATATTGAAGAATTATTAGGATTTTTAGATTCCCTAGGTTCGGCTCCCGCCACTTATAATATGTTAGCAAAAGAAGCTCTTGCCTTTGGCGCTGTATTAAGAAATGTGGGGCAGTCTAATCGTGTTGCTGGACATTCTATCGAGGGATTAACTCGTTCTCTTGTGAGTATTCAGTATACATGGGACAAAGTAAACAAAATGGGAATGAAGAGGAAGGCGGCGATATTTAGGGCTGGCTTATTTGATAAATTAGGGACGGACATTTTTACAGCCGAGGGAAAGCTAAAAAGCATATCCTCAATAGCAGCTGGATTTACAAAGGGTTTACGGAATATGAAAACCGAGCAGGAGAAAGTAACGGCGGCACAGTTACTGTTCGGAGCGCAAGGCAAGAATGTTTTAGTAGCAGTGGAACAGGCGCAATTTGAGTTAAATGGCAGAGTATTAAAAGGAGAAGAGGCTTTTTTAGCTATGATGGGAGCTATTGAAGACCACGGAATGGTAGCAAAAAAAGGCGCGGAAGAAATGTTGAAAACTTGGTGGGGCGTTAAAAAGCTATTTCAAGGGACAAAGGAGACAATACAGATTGTCTTAGGCGAAACTTTATTGCCATTATTAAAGCGGGTTGTTGGAGCAATGTACTGGCTTGCAAATGAGCTATTGAGTGCGATAACAAAGCATAAAATGCTCGCAAAAGCTATCGGCATGGGCGTAGCAGCGTTGACTTTTTTCTTGCTTATCGGCGGGGCTACATTAACGATGGTGTCTATGTTAGTAATGTCGTTAGGGATGATGACGATAGGGTTGCAGTCGATGGGAGTTTCCGCAGTGGGTGCAGCCGGAAGTTTGAAGGCATTAAGAGCGGCTGCAATGGGAATGTTAAAAATACTTGCCCCGTTCACACTGATAGCAATTAAGGTTATACTTATTGCGGCGGCGATTGCGGCGGCTTCTTATATTATATATTCCGCGTATAGAAAAAATTTAGGGGGCTTGGCAGATTTTATTGATGGCATTACGACAAAGAT